GTTGACCGTTCTTATGCTGAACATTCATCAGGACCCGATGCCGGAAAAGGCAAAGAATTAGGCTATCAATACTTAGATACTAGATTTACTGGTACTAGCTCTTCCTTTTTTCAAGGAAATGCCGATTTCGAAGTCCTTGACTCCGATAAAGGTGTTGCAGCTATTCTCAGTCAATTCGAATTAACTGGTAATATTCCACAAGTTACTGTCGAGTTCTCCAAAACAGCAGTCGAGGCTGGCACACGCCGTCTCGCCGCTCGCTGGTCTGTTGAACTTGAGCAAGATTTGAAGAATATGAACGGTCTTGATATCGATGGTGAATTGACAAACGCTATGTCGTATGAAATTCAAGCCGAAATCGACCGCGAAATGGTTATTCGTATGGTTCAAGTTGCTCTCAATGCCGGTGCAGGAAATGGATACAGCTTCTGGTACGCAGCATCTGCCGACGCACGTTGGTTAGGTGAGCGTAATCGTGACTTCTATAGCAAAGTAATTGTCGAGGCAAATCGCATCGCAATTCGCAATCGCCGTGGTAGTGCTAACTTTGTTATCGCTACACCTCGCGTTTGCGCAATCTTTGAGATGTTACCAGAGTTTCAGTGGATGCCTACAAACGGCAACGTGAATACTCAACCTACTGGCATTGCCAAGGTTGGTACTCTCGGTGGACGTTTCACGGTATACCGCGATACTCGTACAGATGCTCAGTATCTTGATGGCCAACGCACAGACTCATTAGAATATGCCCTTTTAGGTTTCAAAGGAACTGAATATTATGACACTGGTATCGTCTATTGTCCTTATATTCCGGTCATGATCCAAAGAACAATTGGTCCTAACGACTTCTCCCCAAGAGTTGGTCTTATGACTCGTTATGGTGTAGTAGATCACATCTTCGGTGCTAATCTCTACTATCATATCATTATTGTTAAAGGACTTGGCAATGCCTTTGCTCCTGACACAGGTCGCATCTATCTCTAATAAGTTAGAACAGGTCGAAAGCTCAAAAAAAACCCCATTTCGAAAGAAATGGGGTTTTTTATTATATTTTTTAAATTAAAAATTAAACGTTTACATCGTTTAAAAACTCTTCAAATCTTTTTCTATAAAAAGAATCTAAAAAGTAATTAAATCTTTCATTTAATTTCAAATCTTCTAAAAATTTATTCTGTGTATCAGGGTCTTGTAGTTGAGAAATTATGTTTTTAACATGAGTTATTAAACCTTGATAATCTTGCATATATTTGTCTGTTATATGCAAATCTATATTTTTAACCTGACCATCTTTGGTTACAAAGGTTGATATAGGGGCCTCGTTTAATAATTTTTTTACTATTTTGTTGAATTTCATACTATATACTTAGTCTTCTTTAATATCTTCTAATGTCATATCTATAACATCGTCGTTTTTTAATGTTTTTTTACCATTTAAACCATTTAATATCTCATCCCTAGATGCTATAAGAATATTAGTGGTTTGTGGTATCTTAGATGCTATCATTTTATTTGCCTCTAATTCCATTTTTTTCATTTCCACATTAGTTTTACTTCTTTTGTTTTGTATATTTATATGGTTAAGTGTATCTAATGCCTTTGTTGTTGCGTTTATAAGTTGTGATAAAGCAGCTATTTCCTTTGGATCAACACCAGTCAATACACTGTCTCTAATTGTTTGAACTGCTCCTAAACTTGCACTAACAAGCTCAACGGATTTCTTATAAACAAATGCATTAACATTATCATCTGTTACTTCATCAATATTTGATTGCTTTGGTACTACGGTAGATGGAACAGAATCACTCTTTAATTGTTCTATTATTGAATCTATTTCACTGTTAGAATCTATTTCGTTATTATTTTCCATTGATTTATAGTTTGATATACTAAATATACTTAGTATGAATACTGAAATAATTACAAATGATTGCACCGATGTCCACAATTCCGATGATAATGAATTGACCGAATTGGAGTCGGATACTACAATTGATGAATTTAATACCAAACCACAAATGCTAGAAGTAGTTTCTAGAAATTTTCAAGGTAAGCAATTAATTATTGATTGATTTTATAAAAAGCATGCCCTATGATATAGGAATGCTAAAGTATAAATCACTATGGGTCGAAAAATATAGACCCTCGAAGATGTCAGATATAATTCTAAATACTGACAATAAAAAGTTTTTTGATGTTTTAGATGATAAAACTCCACATATTTTCTTATGGGGAACTCCAGGCACCGGAAAGACAACACTGGCTAAAATAATTGTAAATGATGTATTAAAGTGTCAATACCTTTACATTAATGCATCGGACGAAAATGGCGTAGACACCATTAGAAATAAAGTAACTACATTTGCCCAAACACGGTCTATCGATGGTAACATAAAAGTTATTATTTTAGATGAGGCAGATGGGTTAACCAAAGAGGGTCAACGTATTTTGAGAAATGTGATGGAAGAGTATTCGGATAATGTTCGATTTATCTTAACTGCCAATTATTATAATCAGGTGATCGAACCATTAGAGTCTAGGTGCTTAATTTTCAATTTGAAACCGACATTGGAAGATTCTTATAATAGATGCTTGTATATTTTGGAAAATGAAAATGTCACAGTAGACGATAATACCAAAAAGCAATTAAAAATTTTCTTACAAAAAAGAAACTTGGATTTGAGACGTTGTATCAATGATCTTCAACGTTTCTCTATTGATGGTGTTTTAAATCTATCCACCGCATGCAATAACACTGTAGTACATGCTCAAAATGTCGTAAAAAGTCTAATTCTTAAAGAATCGGTTTTAGATATAAGAAAATATATTATATCACACGAACTCGATTTTGGATCAGATTATCAATCTTTGATGAGAGATATGTTTAATATAATATTTTCATCGAAAATAGATGAAATCGTTAAAAAAGTACTATTACTAGAGATCGGGGAACATTTATACCGAGATACATCAGTATTAGACCACGAAATCAATTTTTTCTGTTGTGTTATAGCTCTATCGAAAACTATTGTTTAATTGCAATATTTTTTGTTGGTAGAGAATTATCCTCTGGTTGATTACCAAGGTTAATATTCACCGTAACAATCTCTGGTTTAGTGCCAATGGGTTGTTCGTATTTATTTTTAACGCTTTGTACTGGTGGTAAATTAACACCAAAGTCCAAAACCTCAATTATCTCAAAATCCCCTGGGACAGTGAATTCCGACATTTCGGTTGGAGCATATACCGATCTAGGGTCGCATTTCAATACCAAAAATACATCACCCGATCCTTCGTTTGTATTGGCATCTTTAACGTTTTGTTCTGATCCACCCCCAACTACTCTTTTTATGAAAAAATAATAGTCTTGATCGACCATAGACTTTAACCACTCAGAAAATCCGGCATGTCCACTATAATGCCTTTGAAAATATGGAGAATTAAAAAATGCACCTTTTAGTTTAACCGCTGAACCTTCTCTAAATCCACCATTAGAAAAATGTGTGAACGCAGATTCTATTAAATTTTCGAATTTGTTATATTTTTTCATGACTATTATACTTATATTTACATAAGTATTTATCTAATATGGCTACAGTTCGACTAGATAATTTAATAAAACCAAAAATTAGAAATTCAGATGGGTTTAATCTGCAAACTGAACATATTAAAACTTCTCATCTTTATACAGATTTGGCATTGGATGTATCGGTGTCAAAATCTATCGGTGATGGTTTAAATGCTGTCCCAACTGATGATATATTGGTTTTACATGATGATGCTGCAATTAGAGCATCATTTTATAATATTTTTTCAACAAAAAAAGGTCAAAAAATATTAAATCCAGAATTTGGCGCATCGTTAGATGAATATTTGTTTGATTCGGTAAATTCCTTTGTTGGAAAAAGTTTGGGTGATAACATAATAAACACAATACGCAAATATGAACCTAGAGTTCGGGTTATTAAGGTTGATGTTTATCCTAACCCAGATTTAAACCAATATAAAGTCTGTATATATTATTATAAAACAAACGGACAAGGTATGATTAATCTCAAGTTAGATAGAGACGGTATTTTAATGACATAAAGAATAAGTATTATTATATGTGGCCTAATTTAATAAACATAGCAAAATCAGCAACTTCGATGTTACAGTCTGGAAGTCATCCACCGAACACTCCGCCTAAATATAAAGAAGATTTAAGTAAAATTAATTTCTTGTCATCTAAAAAATTCTATGTTGTTTTTTGTTCTGTTATTATACTAACATTTTTTTATATTCTGAGTATAGGTGTTTTGTTTTTAACAGCATATTATCCGACTTTAACACCCGCATTTGTTACTATTTTTACAGAAACTATAAAAATATTAGCAGTAATTATTGCAAGTTATTTGGGCGTACAAACGGTTTTAGATTATCGTATGAACTCTTCGAATATCGTCGAATATAAAAGCGAAAATATATCTTCTAAAGAAGAAATAGATGTAAATGAAGTAACTGTTATTACCACAAACACAAAAGAAAAAGATTATTCAATTGATAACTAATCACATACCATGGAACCATCAAATAAAGCATTATCATTAATTTTAAAATATGAAGTTGGGGGAGGTAAAATCTATTATGAAAAATATCTTTCTCGTTTTACTTGGCCAGAAGGTGCATCGGGGCCAACTATTGGAATAGGTATAGATTGTGCATATTATACTCCATTAGAATTATCAAAAATATTTCACTTTCTGCCAGCTGACAAATTAGATTTAATAAAAAAAGCTAGTGGAAAAACCGGTCAAAACGGTAAAGAATACACCAAAGTATTAAGACAAGCTGGAATAACGGTAACTTGGGAAACCGCTGTTGAAATATTTAACAATGTAACCTGGAAAAAATTCGCATCATTAGCAGAAAAAACCTTTCCAGGGTTAGAAAAACTTTCACCTGATGCATACGGCGCGATAGTGTCCATAGTATTCAACCGAGGAACAAGCCTAAATGGACCGTCTAGGCTGGAGATGCGCAAAATAAGGGATTTGGTACCAAATAAAGAATATAAGGCAATAGCGGCCCAAATTAGGAAAATGAAGAGGATATGGGAAGGGAAAAATATGAATGGTTTGCTAGAAAGACGAGACGCGGAAGCAAATTTAGTAGAAAATTGCGCATAAATGAATTTAGATGAGATATATTCAAAGCAAGTAAAAAAAACTGCTATTACCAATTTATCGGTTGGCGGAAACATGCCAAATATACAAAGGGATCCGAACATAGTTAAATTAGAAAAAGATGTTTTTGCGAAAATGAGAAGTATATGCCCACCT